GCTGTAATTGCTTACGAAAGGGCTACCATCGGTAGAATGGAAGAAGTAGTGCCACAAGTATTTATATAGGCGGTTATGTTGGCTAACATTTTACAAGTTTCAGGCGCGGTGCTAATTTCGGTCGGCGCGGCAATCTTTTGGCTACCAGCAGGAATAATCCTTGCTGGCACCTCTCTGGTCATCTTTGGCCTCGCATTGGAGCGTAAGTAATGCTGAATAACTTCTTTCAAAAGCGGTCAATCAACTTTCAAACTATCTGGGGTTCTGGCGATTACGCTGATACTCAGTCACTAGCAGGCGTGGCGATCAACTCTGAGAGCGCCATGACAATCAACGCAGTCTTTTCTGCGGTTTCTCTTATCTCGGACACCTTATCAACTTTGCCAATGGATGCTTACACACGCATAGAAGGCGCTAGGTACCCGCTTAGGCCGCGTCCGGCGTGGGTTATGAAGCCAGACGTAGACACAACTCGCGAAGCCTTCTACGGCTCTGCTATCGTTTCGCTCTTATTGGACGGCAACACCTTTATCCGCATCTACCGCAACCAGTCCGGGCAGATTGTAAACCTTGTAGTGCTAAACCCGACTGAAGTAGAGATCAGACGCAACGGTCTTGGCCGTGTCATGTACGAAGTACAGGGCGAAGACGAGATGTTGAACTCGGAAGACGTCATTTTTATACCGGACGTAGTGCGACCTGGAAGCTTGCGAGGATTGTCTCGAGTAGACGCCTTAAAGGAAAACTTCGGTCTTGCAAAAGCACTGGAGGCTTATGCAGCCAAGTTCTTTGGATCTGGAACTCAGACTTCAGGTATCTTGGAAGTGCCGGGCAACCTGACTGCCGAACAGGCGAAGGATATGCAAACCGCATTTGACTCTCGCCACCGAGGATGGTCAAAAGCACACAAGACCGCAATCGTTACCGGTGGAGCGCAGTACAAGGCGACCAACGTGCCAAACGATCAGGCGCAATTCTTGGACAGCCGCAGAATGGCAGTCGAGGACGTTGCAAGAGCGTTCAACATCCCGCCGCACCTTCTTGGACTGCCAGGCACTAACACCTACGCTTCGGTCGAGCAGAACAACATCGCTTTTGTTACTCACACACTAAGGCCTATTGCTCAGAAGATAGAAGGCGCACTATCAGGCCTGCTGTCACAAGAAACTGGCATAGACGCTGCCTTTGTAAAGATAAGCCTAGATGGGCTGCTACGCGCAGACATGAACTCTCGCACGCAGGCGTACAGCACGCTACTGCAAGCCGGCGTTTATTCAATCAACGACGTTAGGGCCTTTGAGGATCTAGCGCCGATTGAAGACTCTTCTGCCGCGACTGTCAGGGTGCCGCTTGCTAATGTAAACATTGCTGCCGCTGACCTAAGCGTAATGAACCAAAAGGTAGAGATGGCACAACAGCTAATACAGATTGGCTTTGAGCCAGAAGACGTAATGGCAAAGCTTGGCTTGCCAGCAATCACACATTCGGGCAAGGATTCAGTCCAACTACAAGCGGAGGCAAACTAATGGCACTTATCAACGGCAGTAACGGCATACCGGTTACAACTAACAAGCCTGTTGCGCAACCCGCAACACCTACCCCAAAGCCTGTAAAAGAAGTTATTCAGGAGCCAACTCCCAAGGTTGAAACAAGCGAGCAGCAGCCAAGGGTAACCAAAGTGGTAAACTCGAAGAAGAAGAAAAACTAGGAGACGCATAGTGTCGAAAATGGAACAACGTGTCAACGTAGCTGGCTTTGAAATAAGAGAAGAGAGCGACGGTATGCACTTTACCGGTTACGCTGCTTTGTTTGACAGCCCTTCTGAGCCACTACCTTTCACCGAGAGAATTACTAAAGGCGCTTTCAAGCGCTCCTTGCGTCAGCGTAACGACATCAAATTCCTATGGAACCACGACTCTGGCGAGATCCTTGGCTCTACAAGAGCGGGCACTTTAAACCTAAGTGAAGATGACCGAGGGCTAAAAGTAGAAGGTATGTTGCCTAACACTTCCCGTGGTCGCGATGTTGCAGAGCTTTTACGCCGCGGTGACGTAGATGCAATGTCTTTCGGATTCAGTGTCCCGCAAGGCGGAGATACTTGGTCTAACGATGGCTCTGAGCGCACACTAAAGTCAGTCAGGCTTCACGAAGTTTCAGTAGTAGCATGGCCCGCTTACACGGCAACTGCTGGAACCGTTTCGGTACGCAAGTTTGAAGAGACTGCTAAGCGAGCAGACGTAAATGCAGAGGCTTTGGCAGATGCGCTAGGCAAGATTGAAGACGGCCTAAACATCACAAGCGAAGAACAAGAAATGCTAAGCAGGGTTATAGACACCTTGGCACCAGAGGCCGTCGCTGAAGCGGTGGACGAAGTGGAAGTAGAATTAGAAGCAGAGCAAGTACCTACCGGTAACTTGGAATTGCTTGAACTCAAGAAAAAGAAGTTACAGCTATTGGATAGGAACTAACATGGCAACCAAAGATCAAATCAAAAAGGCAATCCTAGAGATTGCTGGAAACCCTGAGTCCGGCTCTGTATTTCTTTTGGCGGACAAGTGGGCTGATGCAATAGTTGGCCTAGACGCTCTCGAGAGTGACGGCAAGGTCGTAGAGACTGCCAAATTCGAAAGGCCAGCGAAAGAAACCCGCATAACAAAGGCTGAAGAAACCAGGTAACTTTACGCGGTCTTCAGGCGGGTTCCCCCAGAGATTTACCCTTCTCTCTGGGGGTTTCCTTTACCCTGTGGAAACTTCTTGTAAAATTGAAGAATCGTATGCGTGTCAGCACCTACGTTAGTCAGTTGAGCGTCAGCGCCACTGCAAATCTATCAAAAATAACTAAGGAGACTAAAATGTCTGAGTTTATCAAATCTCAGCAAGAACTCCGCAACAACCTCATTACACAGGTTAGAGAAGTCCTAGACTTTGCTGACTCTGAGGCACGCGGACTTGACGCTGAAGAACTATCAAAGATCAATGCAATCGAAGCCGACATCGCAAAGGCTGACGCGACAATCACCGCTGCAACCCGCAACGATGCTCGCGCACTAGAAGCATCTGTAGCAGCTAAGGGATTTATTCCTGCCGTTGCCGAAGAGCGTTCCGCGTCTGACATCTTCCGTGCAATGGCATCGGGCGAGCAGCGTGGACACACATTTGAGAAGCGTGCCGCTTTGGTTCCTACTGCAAATACCGTTCCTAAGTCGTTCTACGACCAGGTATTCAGTGTTGCACGCTCAGTTGGCCCAATGCTTGAGGTTCCTGGAATCATCCAGACAACTTCTGGCGAAGATCTAACTATTCCTAAGCTAAACGCTTACTCGGCAATGACCCTAAAGAGTGCCGGAGCAGCACTAGACGACGTAGAGCCTACCTATGCAAGCATCACACTTGGCGCGTTCAAGTACGGTGGAATCATTCAGGCAGCTTCAGAGCTAGTAACCGACGCAGGCTTCGACCTAGGTTCACACCTAGCCGAGCAAGCTGGTAACGGCATGGGCTACGCAGTCAACGAAGCACTAACCGTAGGCGATGGATCATCCAAGCCAAACGGTATTGTTACCGCTTCTGCTCAGGGTGTCGTTGGAGGTACTAGCGTTGCTGGTGCCTTCACCGCTGACGACCTAATTGACCTAATCTACTCGGTTGATGCAGCTACCCGTCGCAAGGCTTCATTCGGTCTAATGATGAACACCTCATCAATTGGTGCCGCTCGCAAGCTAAAGGACACCGCTGGAAACTACCTATACAACATCTCTCAGGTAGGCCCAGGAGGTCAGGACACATTCGCTGGCTTCAGAGTTGTAGAAAACCCTCACATGGTAGACGCCGCTATTGATGCAAAGTCTGTACTTGCTGGTTCATTGGACAGCTACAAGGTTCGTTTGGCAGGTGGCCTAGATGTCGCTTCGTCAACCGACTTTGCTTTCCAGAACGACCTAGTAACCTGGCGCTTCACCATGCGTCTAGACGGCGACTTGACACACGCCTCTGAGGTCAAGCACTTCGTTGGCGGCGCAAGCTAATCTAACGAAATAAGCTGAGGCCCTCATAGTTATAGGTTGCTATGGGGGCTTCTTCTTTGTTCAACAAAATAGCCACATGAGACTGATAAAGGTAAACTAGACGCATGGCAATTACTGATGGATACACAACTCTTGTAGAGGTAAAAGCGATACTTCGTATTACTGACAACGTAGACGACTCTTTGCTTGAGACTTGCGTAGAGGCCGCATCGCGACAGATAGATACACACTGCGAACGAGTGTTCTCAGCCACTTCAGCTACAAGAGTTTTTACTCCTGACAGCAACTACTTGGTTTCAATAGACGATCTCTCTGTACTTACAGAGCTAAAGACCTCTTCGGGCGCAGACGGCGTTTTTGACATAACTTGGTCGGCAAACGATTATCAGTTGGAGCCACTAAACGGCTTGGCTGGCAGCACATACAGCCCTTACACTCGCATCCGCGCAATCGGAGACTACTTGTTCCCCACGCTTGACCAAGAAGCTACAGTCAAGATAGAAGGCGTTTTCGGTTATGGAGCAGCTATCCCGACAGACGTAAAGCAGGCTTGCAACCTTTTGGCAATTCGCCAGTTCAAGCGTTACGACAGCCCACTTGGAGTCGCAGGATTCGGTGACATCGGAGTTGTAAGAGTAAGCCGTGTTGACCCAGATATTGAAGCACTACTAGGGCCTTACCGCAAGATGCGGATGGCCTAATGGCCTCTATAACAGTCATACGCACCAGACTGGCAGCAAACCTAGGCACAATTAGTGGACTTAGGACTGCGGCTGAGTTGCCTGACAACCCGACGCCACCTATCGGCATTATCAACCTAGATAGCGTTGATTACGATGGTGCCATGCAGGGCGGGCTAACAACCTACAGCTTCGTTGTAATGGTAGTAGTTGGGCGAGCAGCCGAGCGAGAGATGCAACGTAAGCTTGATGCTTATTGCGATGCCACGGGAAGTCAGTCCGTGAAACTTGCGATAGAATCAGATAAGACGCTTTCTGGTGAGGTGTACGATCTTCGGGTTGAACGCTCTAGCGGAATGGGTTCGATAATCATAAACGATCAGAACTATCTGGCGGCTGAATTCACAGTCACCGTCTTGGCATAATAGGAGAAATAAAAATGGCAAAATTCGTAGTAACTTCCACCTCAGTAACGGTTAACTCGGTTGACGTCTCAGCATCATGTGCGCGGGCCGAGCTAAGTATAAATGCATCCGAAGTCGAAACAACAGATTTTGGAAGTGCCGGGTATGTCGAGGTCATCGGTGGGCTAAAATCAGGCACCGTGTCCCTAGACTTCCACTCTGACTTCGGCGCAGGTGGAGTATCTGAAACCTTCGAGAATCTAATTGGGACTGTTATCCCAATCGTGCTAATTGCCGGTAACGGTACAGTAGCCTCTTCAACCACGCCCTCATACAGCTTTAACGCGCTTGTGACAAGTTTTACCCCCGTGAGCGGCGCTGTGGGCGATTTGGCCACGTTTAGCGTATCGTTCCCAACAAGCGGTGCTGTCACCGTAGCAACTTCATAATAACTAAAGGAAAATAAAATGCGATTCAACCTATTGATCAAATTCGCGGACGAAACTGAAAAGACAATTACTGCCAGCACTGCTGACTTGGTTGCCTTTGAGGACAAGTTCAATATTTCAGTCGGAAAGCTTGCTTCAGAGCAGCGCCTAGGACACTTGTTGTTTCTAGCGTGGCACTCAGAGCAGCGAACCAAATCTACAAAGCTAACCTACGGT